ATACCTTCCATCGCAATTTGGAAACCATAGAAGAGTTTCACAACTGCGGAGGAGGACTCCCCATAGAACCTCAAAGCCAAGTTTTCAGCGACGATTCCATCAGATCCCGCAAAGAACGCCAAAATGTGCTTGATGTAGTAGCGTTCATTATCATTCATCTTTTCCCAGTCTGCGTGATCCCTCTGCTGGACCTGAACTTCGCCGGAAACCCAAAAAGCGGTGATCGCCTTCTTATACAGGTCATAAAGTGGCATGTCCTTCGGCTCAATAGGCAGTAAACAGTAGGACATTTCTTAACGGGCACAAAAAAGCCAAGCGTCCTATACGCTCCGATTTTACCTCTGGATTCAATATGGATACCAGAGTTTACCATCCACGTTACTACTACGTCAGCGACGAGGGTGTCCAAGCAAAGCCCATCCCGCTAGACTACGCTCCATCGGCTTCATTAAATCTGTCGCTATTTGATAGAGACGAATGGCAGCAGATAGTATCCACGGAGAAATCTCATGGAACGAGAACCTGGAGCAGTATTTCAAAAGCACGGGTGAAAAAGCCCACGGTCTTGCTTGGATACACAAGAAAGGGGAAGAGATATACAGTTCTCGTAAGGCTTGGATAGATTTACCGGTGATTGTGATGAGTTCTGTTGTGGGCTTCTGTAGCGTTGGGTCTACCAGCATCTTCGTGGGGATGCCCGGCGTAGCATCGCTTACGCTCGGCGTGGCTTCCTTGATCGTTTCGGTTTTAAACACGGTTGGGTCGTATTATGGACTTGCGAAACGGGCTGAGGGTCATCGTCTGGCGTCAATCCAGTATGCTCGGCTGTACCGGTTTCTAAGCATTGAACTGTCGTTGCCACGGGATCAGCGGATGACTGCTCATGACCTGCTGAAGTATACCAAGGACTCGTATGAAAGGCTTCAGGAGATTGCTCCATTAATTCCTCCTGAAGTTCAGGCAGAGTTTCATCGGAAGTTTGATTCGGTTCAGGATGTGGAGAAGCCGGAGGAGTTGAACGGTCTGTCTCATGTTCAGGTGTATCAAGAAGCAGTCCATATTGTATCGCCACGTCCCGATCCGACTTCTCAAACACCGGTTTCGTTCGCATTAAAAACGAATATACCCTCATCGGAATTGCCAGTCGCTGAGGTAAGGCGTCCGGTTTCGCCTTCGCCTTTGCCTTCTGTGGTTTCGGCGGTTCAAACGGATCAACCTGTTTCCGTGCCCGCCGTGCCACAGTCTTCAGAGCCTCCACAGGAAACCCACTGACCTGTGCTAATTGTTCCAAATCCATAAAACCAGTATCGGGTAGTAAATGTAGGGCGAGGAACTTTTCCCTGATTGTTTTCATTACTACTAATCAGAGAGAAATGCCTTACGTGATAAAACCCTACAAATATGCGGAGGGTCAGCGTGGCTACCGTGTATATAAGAAGGACACGGATCAAGCGTTTAGTCATCATCCTTTAACGAGGGAGATGGCTGAACGCCAACTTCGGGCGATCTACGCCAGTGAAGGGAGACACAGCAGGATGAGTATGCGTGGTGGTAGCCAGACAGCAAAGGATGAAGAAGAGGATAAAGAAATCCTTGAGTATCCGCTGTCGGATGGTGATATCCGCAAGTGTCTACCAGACCTCAAGATTATTTCTTATCCAGATTTGAACGACATGTCGCATATTGAAGAAGCATTTGACTCTTACGGTAGGTGTTTAATTCTCTACCTGACAGAGAACGAGCATACTGGACACTGGGTTTGTATGTTGAAGAAGGGCGGGGTGATTGAATATTTTGATCCCTATGGGGGATATCGCCCTGACGAGGAGGGGAAGTGGCTTTCAAAAACCAAGCGTGAAGAGTTGGACCAAGACTACCCCACATTGACTAATCTATTAAGAGCCAGTAAATATAAACTCGTGATTAATCCTTATCATCTTCAAAAAGATAAGGGGGACATTTCTACGTGTGGTCGCCATTGTGTAACCCGGCTCTACCATCGTGCGATGAATATCCGTGCTTATAAATCGTGGGTTGATGCGGAGTGCCAAAAGTATAGCCTAAATCCGGATGAAATGGTCTCCGCATTCACTTTCAGGCTCATCAGGAAGTAATCTGCGGGGTTAAGACTAACAAAAAAAAGACGCTATAAGTAGAAATGTCATCGTATGCCTTACTGCCGAACTCCCGTGGTGATGCGGACACCGTCTTCTATACGGCGAACATTGTGAATAACAACACGAGTACAGGTGGCACTGGTCCTGATCCTATTGCGACCTACACTGATACTCGTGACGTTCCAATCCTGAAGGATGCGAATGATTACGAGTGTTGTGTCCTGAAGTGTAAGATTAACGGTGGCGGTAAGACTCTTCCGGTTCTTATCCCGCAGATCCAGCAGGGGTCATCTATTAATAACACAGTCTATAGCGTGACGCTTTCTGCGGCGGTGTGGGATAACACAGCCAGCGTTATGAAGTTCGGGCAGAGCGATGAGACGTTTATTCAATGGACTCCGGAAAATCAGGATCAGGGTACTTCAATTCCTACGACGGCTACGCCCGCACAGAGTGATTCGGATTACTATTACGCATACTCCTTTAATCACGTGGTGTCGTTGGTGAACGTTGCCCTCTTGACTGCTTATGGCACACTCCAGACCAATATCCGCAAGATGACGAACATGAGTGGCTACACGCTCCTGAACCGCTGTCCTACACTGGAGTATGATGAAGTCACAAAACAGTTTGCTTTCTACACGGACACTCTGGGCACATGTTGGAGCAAGCCCACTGCCCTGGCGAATACGCTGGTTGGACCTCCTACTGGTGCTAATCTGACCACCTATGGTCTTGCTCCGACGAGTGCCACTACGGAGTTTCTGTTCGTTGGATACAACTTGAACTTTGATGGTCTCTTCACGAACTTTGATACACAGTTTTTTGGTAGTGCTCAAGTTGTATTCGCAGCCTCTGGCGGTGGCACGACCAGCGGTGCTCAGGTTCTCTACCTTCCGGAAAACGTTCTGTGTGTGCGAAACAAGACAGGCACAAACATCCAGACGATGATTGATCCGAGCACGGGGCTGGCGTATAGCACCCCGAGGTTGAACTATGTAACCGTTCAGGATTTCCTAAGCACGAGCAGTCTCTGGAGTCCGGTAGACTCAATCGTCCTAACCACGACGATGCTTCCAATTCGTAATGAGTACGTGTCTGGACCAATCGTAAACGGCACAGGGACTACTGGTGCTGCGAAGAGTGGCTCTTCTAGTTTCCAGCAAGTGCTTCTGGATTTCAATCACACCTACCCAGATCAAGGAGCGGACGATTGGCGTGGATGTCTGTTCTACGAAACCCAAGGCGAGTTCGTCCCGGTGTCTCTGGGTACCAGCCACACGGAGATTAAGACGATTGATTTCCAGGTCAATTGGCGTAATCGCTTAACAAACACGCTTGTTCCTCTACGGCTTTACAATTTCTCAACTATCCACGTTCGTCTCTTGTTCCGCCGAAAGAAGTAGCCCCGTCGTTTTTCTTAAAAAATAAACGGAACTACTGGTATACACAATGTCCTCTGAGATCCAGAAGGTGTCTGTCGTGGATTCCCGCATCCTCCAGCCGAAGCCCAAGTTCGCCGTAGAGAAGGGACCGCTTTCCCTTACCAACGTGACGTATCGGGCGATTACCGCTACCTCGTCCCAGTGTACCTATAACGTCATCGTCCCGAGCGAGTCCGTCTTTGTGGATCGTGCCGTAGACTGGACAGCGACCATCTACGGCTCTGTTGATGTTACGCTTACTGGCACTGCCGTCACGGGTGCTCCTATCGTTGTCTATGGTAAGGACTGTGCCCTTGCTCCGTTCCCGCTCCACCAACTTTGCTCCACGATGTCTGCCACAATTAACGACACCACTACGGTCGTGAACACCAACGATGTTCTTGCCCAACTTCTCCGCCTTGCGGATTACAAGAAGCACCGTAAGCAGCGAACGTGCCCGACGATGTTGGATAAACACCTGAAGTACCCGCACTCCTTCCCTGTCGCCCAGTCTACGGATGCCAAGATCCAGTCCCAGTACCCGAGGGTTGGAAACTCCCCGCTCAGCGGTTATGAGAACGCATACAACGTGGATGAGAAGCCGAACGGTGCTTGGGGCGACTTCCAGTGGACGAACGCTGTTGGTGTTGTCCCCACAGCCACGGGCGATACGACGGTCGCCGCCGCCACTGGAACTCAGGAATACACCCTTACTACGTTCACCAACGGTAGCACGCAGTGTTGCTATGGTGCGAACGTTACGGCGACACAGGTCTTCCGTCTCTACTTCCGTTTCAAGTCCACGGAGCGTCTCCTCATCAGCCCGTTCATCTGGGCGGATGACTACGAGGTCAGCACGGGTCTGTTTGGTGTCCAGAACATCCAGTTGCTGATGAACTTCCAGAACCCGATCGGCGGTGGGCGTATTCTCCGTTTCAGCCAGGTTGCTGGTCAGGGCGGTAACGCCACCTCCACAACGAGCGTGGTAGCGAGTAACGAGTTGTTCCAGTCGTCTGTCTCTGGCGGGGCTGTCCAGAACGCCGCCGTAAACGTCCAGTACCTTACGCCGTCGCTTGATGTTCCGCTCCCGGCGAAGAGCATCGTGCCCTACATGGACTACCCCCGTTATATCTCCCAGTCCCTCACGGCTATCACATACGGCACGATTTTCGCAGGCTCCACAAACATGACCAGCATAACTTCACAGGGAATTACATCCCAGACGATCACGCTTCCTGCGATCCCGGATCTGCTCGTCATCTATGCCCGCCCGAACACCTACCCCACGACGGCGGGTGGCTCTACCATTGACCCTTCGCAGTGCGACTGGGTTCTCCCGATCACAGGTATCTCCGTGAACTTTGATAACTACGCTGGTCTCCTTTCATCCCACACGCAGGAGCAACTGTACCGCATGTCAGTTCGCAACGGTCTGGAGATGGACTGGGACGAGTGGCGTGGTTATGCGAATACCTCAGCCCTTAACAACACAGCCTACACCACACCCAAGGGTACTATGGTTCCGCTCGTTGGTGGTCCGCTGGTTCTCAAGCCTGGTCGTGATATCGTCCTCCAGGCTGGGCAGGCTCCTTCGCTCGTTGGTAACTTCTCCCTCCAGTTCAACTTGTCCGTCCAGAACCAGACGGGTGAGTCCCAGACTGCCGTCCAACTCTACGTCATCGCAGTCAATAGCGGTTTCATGGAGACGATCAAGGGCTCATCCCGTATCATCAAGGGCGTGCTCACGGAGCAGGACATCCTTTCCGCCCCGATGGGACCTGGCTCATCTGATGCCCACATGAACCGTATGCTCGGTGCGGGTAAGATTGAGGACTCCGCCAACGATATGGATCGCAATGGTCGTGGCAGTGGTCGTAGCAGCCGTCACGGAGACCACCGCAGTAGCCACCGCAGTGGTCGCAACAGTGGTATGAGCGACTACCGTTGAACGGGAGGTTATAGCCAATAAACCAAACTGACTTTTATAAAAACCAAAAAAAAAGAAGTGTGTCCACCTCTTTTTTTTTGTTTTGTGTTTTTTTGTTTATCGTTCAGCCCCTAAACCTCCCGTTTACCCCTGCCAGAAGAACCTGTCCAGGTTTCCGTCGTTCTGGCTGTCGTCCTCTTCGCCGTCGCCCCACTGTGCTTCGCACACCTGCTGGATACGCAGGAACACTGTCTCGTTGGTTGTGTGGATAACCAGGCAGCACACACCGCTACCTCCTTCGTAGTCACCTACCTTCACGCACGCCGTGTAGCCAACGCCAGACCCGTCCTCAAAGGGTGACGTTCCGTTTGGCTTATACAGGTACACCGTGTACCGTCCGTCCGCCAGTGCGAGCAGGGGGGAAAGGTCGTTGAGCGTCATAGTGTCTTTGGTTTTCTAACCCGGACCACAGGGCGAAAACCGTTTCAACTTTTTACCCCGCCGTCCTACGACATCAAAGTCCGTAGTTTGATGTCCGACGACGACGCTACTAAAAGTTGAAAGGCGGCACGCCCTGGTTACCGGTACAGCCAGACACACACACCCCCCCAAAGACACTATGACGACCCCCCACTATGTTATCCGTGACTGCTACTTCAACGCCCACATCAACCAGGGACTGGTCTTCAAGGACCTGAACCTGCGAAAGGTGATGGGCAGCCTCGCTATGAACGGCTTCTGGGAGTTCGGCGGCGAGAACCACACGCTGGCGGACTTCCAGAAAGACCCTGCGGACAGCCACTGCTGGCTGGAGGACGCTGACGGAAACGTCTACGACTACTGCTACGAGCACTACCTTATGGTGGCGAAGGTTCGCACGGGCAGCATGAAAGGTATGCGGGTCGGCGAGGTTCGCAAGGTCAACCACCACGAGGCGAGGCTGCGGGGCTTGACTTACAAGGCTGCTCCGCCTGACGCACAGCAGTGGCTCAAGGTTCGCATGCTCCACAACTCAGGCTTCATCAGGGCTATCGGCGGGCTCTGGGGCACGGACGAGGTCACGCCGCCTCAACAAATGCTGGACGCTATCAAGACGCTCCAAGACCTGGGCGTGAAGCCAAAGGCAGAGAAGTGCCAGCCCTACCCTGAGCCGCCGCCACCCGCTGAGGAGGAGGAGGAGGAGTACACCAGCATCCTGGTAAAGCCTCAGCAGAAGAAGAAGTCCAACAAGAACAAGAAGTAAACAGTAAACACAACAAACCACAAACCAAAAAACAAAAGAAAAGAACATCATACCTGGAAGTGGCGGCGGTATTTTTTTAGGTTTTTTGTGAAGGATGTCGTTGGTCCCCACAAAATATAAGCGGATAGTGTGCCGGCTGCCGTAGGATCCGTCCAATCCTCCCTGTGCCTGTGTCTATCCAAATAGAGGCGGCGGCGTTCCTTGGATTTATGGTGGAGGTAATCAGAATACCCTGCCGCCCCGAAGTGGGTTGTAATTGAATGACCGTCATCATCAAAAATAGCGGTGTATTTATGTTTATCATCATCCGCCGCACGTATTTCTACTAGTCTCATTGCTCTGTTATGATTACACAACATCGTCTTCTTTCACGAACGCATACCTGATGTCCTCGGGGGGCTTGTAGATGTAGTGGTGCTCTATCAGTTTCCTGCGGAGGCGTTCGGTATCTAGCCTGATGTGGCTCGTGTTGCTTTTGTAGAGTCCTTCGCCGTTCTTCTTGGCTTCGTCGTCCATCGTAAGCTCGGAGTTGCGGGTTAGGTATTGCGTGAAGTATGTCAGACTGATGTGGCAGTCATCCGCCTTCTTTTCATTCCGCTCGGTCATCCAAGTCTGGAACTCTTTGAAGAGGGCTGAGGACTCTCCTCGGATGTGTGCGGAGTCCGCAACCCGTGTGATGACCCAGCGGAGGATCAGGTCTGCGTTGAGCCGCCGCATATCTATGTAGGCTTGCGTGACCGGTCTGTTGATCTGGAAGTCAATCGGCTTCTTCCACGTCTCGTAAGTCTTGAGGTATTGGTAGAACGCATATTGCGTCTCCGCCTTTTCCAAGAGGTCGTTGAGTTTTGTGAAATACTCTGTGTCGTTGCGATGGTGGGTCTCCACGTCCACGAACCACATCCTGCGGTCGCCGGGCGTTGCTCCATATGTGGGGAGCGGGTTCTCATTGTTCGTGCCCCAGACATATCGGGCGAAGTCGTTCTGCTGGTACTTCGGCACGCCCTTGCGATTTATCATCTTGACCTTGCTTGTGATGGATGCCTTCAAGACATCAATCTCCCGCACGTTGTCTCGTCCCTTTGCTTCCTCTATGTAGATCAGCAGTTTGTTCTCCAGATGCTCCGTGAACTGGTCATAGAGCAGGGAGTTGTTCCCGAGCACGAGGAAGTAGTCCTCACCCAGCAATTTCTCTCCGAACCATTCTATGAAGAGGTTCTTTCCTGTGCCTCCGCCTGGCTTCAGCATCTTGCTGATATCCCGCAGAACCACGCTGGTCTGCGACTTCTGCCACGGAGTCTGGATGATGTTCGCTAGCCATTTCAGGAAGTATTCTGGGTTCTGCGATGTCAGCGTTGCGATGTGATAGAGGATCGGCTCCACCGCCTCATCCATCTCGTCCTGCGTCATCGTGACCTGGATGCTTTCGCCCCGCAGCCCCTTGAAGAGGTTGTAGACCGTCGGCGGGCAGTTCGCCACATCAGGGCAGAAGTCCATGCGGTCGTATTCCTTGCGGTTCTTGTCCTTCTTCCAGATGTGGTAGAACGGTTGCTTCTTGACCTTCTCTCCATCCCAGATCTTGAACTCTTTGTTTGCGTAGAGGAGGTTCGCCTCTGTATCGTTGAGGAAGGAGCGGGTACCGTTGTCGTGGAGGTGGCAGAGGCGTGTCCCCACGATGAAGTTCTTTAGTTCAAACTCCGTCTTCATCTTCTTGTATTCATCGTTGTCCTCCTGGTTGATGAGGGATGCGAAGACTTCTGGATTCTCCTGCTTCAGCCACCAGTAGATTGTTTTGATTGTGACCTGTTCATCCATCGGTTTGTCCTTGAAGGATTGGTAGGTGTAGTAAGGCGTGCCTTGCTCGTATTTCTCTGACCGCTTGCTGAACTCGTCAAAGACCTCCCAGGGTATCTTGGCGTGGTACAGAGCCATTCCTACCTTGATCCAGTCTGCGTGGTCATCAGCGTGTTCCTTGTTGATGCTAGCCAGAGCCTTGCGGATGTCATCCACGTTCATGGAAACGTCCGCTTTCATCTTATCCATCTGGGCTGCGTCCTTCTTCACAGCGATCGTCATCTTCTTCTTGTCCTCCTTAGCGATGTTCGGCTTGTAGAGGTTGATGACGTAGTCCACGATCGCCTTGGGGCATTCGGGGATTTCATCCACCGTGTCCGGGAGGTTCTGCCATTTGTATTTGTGCGTCTTCCCGCCAGCGATGTACTTGCTGGGTTCGCAGTATAGCAGTGCGTCGTTGTTCCTGATATCCAGAGCCAGTTTGTTGCTGGTCGTGGTCTTCAGGTCTTCCGTGTATTTGAAGATGAAGTGGTATCCCTTCTTGGTGACCTGCTTGATCGCCCCAGCCTCATCGCACATCCTCGCCAGTTTGACGTTGTGCTCCAGCTTAGGGTCGTCCACATCTATCGCAGTGATGCCGGACTTCGGTCCAGTCAGCAGGGCATACCCCGATGCTCCGTTGCGACAGACTGGGTGGTCTCGCCAGGAGGTACTGTGGAACAGGAACTTCTTCGCTCCTTCGCCCTTCTTCGCTGTGGCGTCCCAGGACATGTCGCCGCTCACGACCTGCCATCCGATCTCTTTGTATGCGTCCAAGAGTTCTGTGTGGTCTGTCATCCGTCCCTTGACTTCGGGGTGTGTGGCTTTAGGTCCCTCAATTTTTAGCCTAGGCTCTGTAATTACCACAGGGTCGGACATGCTTATATACATCTGCGTGTGTTTTTAAAATGGCTTTTTTACCGCTGTCGGTGATATTCTTCCTTCACGGTAAAGAAGAATATCAGTCTTGTCGGGTTTTCCAGGTAATAAAACCGGTTTTATTACCTGGAAAATCTGTTATTGTCGGTATTCTTACTTACCTTGTCGGCGTAGTTGCTTACATCTGGTTAATAAACTCCTCCGTGTCGGTAAAGAACTGCTTTAACTTCAACTTGAACTCCTCAGCCCGAAGCCGGAGGAGTTGCTTACAAACTTCCTTGACCTCCGGCTTCGCCTCCCGCTTGTAATTGAATTCGTAACCAATGAGGTCGCCCCATTCCATTCTCATCGTATCCAGCGTCTTGTAGAAGACCCACTGGAACTCCAACTGCCTAGGGGTCTCAGCCTTCGTCGTGATCGTAGCCGGGAGATTGTATTCCCGGTTGAGATCCGTGAAGTCCCCCGGCGTCAGTGCCGTGGCTTGACCGATAATCTCAATACGCCCGGGACCACTGGTAAGTTCATCAGTCTGCGTGGAAGCATCGGAGGTGGAGGAGGACATCTATATACTTACTTCCGGTAAAAGAAACTGTTCGTTTAAACGCAGAAAAAAGAACATTACCAAGAGTATATGAAGCAGATCACAGAGTTTATGTTGTCCCTCGTGGAGACGCTGAAGAAGGAACGGGAACTCACAGACTCCACCACATCTGCCTACCTCAGGACGCTGTACTCCCTCAACGGGGATAAGGCATTTAAGAACCTGGCATTTCTAAAGAACTTTGATGTGATCCAGAACAAGCTCAATGACCTAGCAGAGTCCACGCAGAAGACATACCTGGCGTCCATGGTGTCCGTGCTGACCCTCTACAAGGATAAGGCGGCATACAAGAAGACCTACACGCACTGGCATGATAAGATGATGACCGCTGCGAAAGCCAGCCGTGAAGTGGATACCAGCGAAAAGACGGAGACGCAGAATAAGAACTGGATGGAGTGGAAGGATGTCCTTGATGTGAAGAAGGAATTGGAAAAGAAGGTGGATGCTTTGGCGGGACAGAAGATGATCACTGCCGCCCAGTACGATTTCATTCTACAGGATCTCATCCTCAGTCTCTACACGGACATCCCGCCTCGTCGCAACCAGGACTACCAGAAGATGTATGTGGTGAAGAAGTGGAATGATAAGGAACCCACGGACAGGAACTATCTGGACTACGATGGGAAGCAATTCGTATTCAACGTGTATAAGACAGCCAAGACGCACGGACAGCAGACGCTGGCGATCCCTGATAGTCTATTCAAAATCATCCAGATTTACTTGAAGCACCACCCTGTTCATAAGGGTGCTAAGAAGTTCGCACCGTCGTTCGTGTTCCTAGTGTCAGCCGATGGCTCTGCTCTTACGGCGGTGAATGCGATCACCCGGATTCTCAATCGTATCTTTGGAAAGAAGGTCGCAGCCTCCATGCTCCGCCACATCTACCTCAGTGATAAATACGATATTAAGGAGATGAAAAAGGATGCGGATGCTATGGGGCACAGCCTATCAGAGCAGAGGGAGTATATGAAGGGTGGGGAGACCGTTCAGACTGTGGAAATCCCCACGCTTAATATTATTGAATATGAGTAGATATGGCACCCACAAACCCGAGTTCATGTTCAGTCATCGTTTCACCATCGCCTTCTGGTAACTTCATAGTTAGTTGGGTAGGCGGTGCGACCGGAACTGTAAATATTAACGTGTTTGAAAGTGCGACGGGTGGCTCGCCACTAGGTGGGTATTCTGTTGTAGCAACACTGAATGGAACTGCGATTACTGCTGGAACCGCAACCGTTACTGGCTACACCCCCATTTCGGGCTATTGGTATTGCGTGATCGTTCATAATACATCAGCCGCTGGTAATGATCTTGCTGGTCCAACAATCAGTCCTGCTTATCAAAACTACCCTCCTGGCGTTACACCGACCTTTACGCTTGACTCTCTTTCTGCTACACGTATGGTTGTATCGTGGTCTGGTGGTTCGGGCATTTCTACAATTGGTTTCAAGGCGTATATCGCCGATGCCACTAATATGACTGGGTCTACCCTGTTTTACGATTTTGGCACGTATAGTGCTATAGGCTCTGGGACGCAAAATATGGACTCAACATACACTCCAGGCTACTCCTTTAGTGCCACGATGTTAGTTACGTTTCAAAATAGTACAACGGCGACAGTTAGTATTACACCCGGTAAACAATTGGCTTCTCCCACGGTGGTGACCACAGGAGGAACCTTGACTACAAACGGCGGACAGTCAATCGTAACCTTCACGAGTAGTGGCACGTTCAAACTCATCTACCCTGCGAACACTACGATGACGTATCTCGTTGTGGGTGGTGGTGGCGGTGGTGGATATACAAACTGTGCTGGTGGCGGCGGAGCAGGAGGGGCGGTCCAAGCCAGTGCTGGAATTCAAGATATGACCCTACACGGATCGTATGCGGTCACGGTCGGTAATGGCGGTGCGGGCGGTACGTCTATGTCTGGTGATAATGGGCAGGACTCTTCTTTTAATAGTACTACAGGAACTGGAGGTGGAGGTGGAGGTAGTATTGCTGGTGCGTCGCCCCGTAATGGAAAAGCGGGTGGGTGTGGCGGTGGTGGCTCATATAGTGCCGGAATTAGTGCCGGAATTGGTGGGGCTGGGTCGCAGGGTTTCGCTGGTGGAAACGGTTCATCCATCCCCCCCTGGGCTAACAATGGTGGTGGTGGTGGAGGTATGGGAAGCGTCGGTGTAGCGGCGAATTATATAACCGTCGCCGCCGCTGGAAATGGAGGAGATGGAAAGACCTATACTATCGGTGGTAATTCCTACACTGTCAGCGGGGGCGGTGGTGCTGGTGGTGATAGCGGTTATGGTGCTGGAGGTTCAGGTATAGGTGGTCAGGGTGGTTATTTTGCTGTTATTTGTACTGCTGGTGCTACAAATACAGGAAGTGGTGGAGGTGGTGGCGGTGGCGGACAGGTAAACCCACCTGGTGCCGCAGGAGGCTCAGGCGTAGTCCGCATCGCATACCGAACCAAAGTAAGTCTCAATCCTGACTTGACTCCGTTCAAGCCTCGTAGCCCAGTAGGACGCTCGGATTATTACAAGCATCCTGGTCGTGGTATGCCCCGCTACATGACCGAATGGATGGACTCCCTAAACGTCTAGTTTGGTTTAATAAGTTCTGCCGTAGAACTAGCAATGGCAGACGAAATAGAAGACTGGAGTCCATTAAAAGCCCCGCTTTGTAGAGTGGGTTCAAAGCAACGCTTCGCTGAACTTCTAGATCATATCCTACCCGAACATCGTGTCTACGTTGAACCCTTCGCAGGCTCAGCGGCGATTTTCTTTTATAAGAAACCAGCCCAGCGTGAAGTCTTGAATGATCTGGACTCCAGTGTCACGCAGACCTACAAACTGATACAGCAAATAAGCCCGGCGACACAGTTTCCGGACTTGGATTCCGAGGCGAAGGTCCGAGCGTTCTGGAATAAGACTCCTGTTTCAAAGGAGGATAAATTGGTATGGAATATCGTCAGGGCGTGCGGTGGCTGGATGGGAAAGCCTGCCAGACCAGGACCAAACAAGTCCCTCATCCGTTTCAGCAATCCACTCAATAAGCTCAAACACTTCAAGGATTACAAAGCACGGTTAAGTGGGGTTCATATCACCAATGAGGACTACTCCAAGGTGATAGCGGATAATGATTCCGCATCCACTGTTTTCTTTATGGATCCGCCGTATGAGTCGTCAGACGGCTTAGGGTATGCGAAAGGCTCTGACTCCTTTGATTTTGAACGCTTCGCAAATACGGTCAGGAAAATCAAGGGGAAGTGGCTGATTACAATTAATGACTCCCCGTTCATTCGTGGTCTTTTCAAAGGCTTCACAATCACACCAGTCCTTATTTTAGGGCATCATCAAAAGCCTGGTTCGCAGACACGGGTTGCGAATACGATCGGGTCAAAAGATCGCCCGGAACTCCTGATTTCCAACTACGCTTTTCCAAAGGATCTGGAGGAGTTTTCACCGCCTCGGCTGAAGTTTGTCTGATCCGTGTCTTGATTGAGATGCGATTATTATCAACAGAAACATTAAGTATTTCCAGGTTCTTTTCTCCGTATAGCGGGATTTCAAAGAACACCCTACTGTCCACTGTATGAAACACCTGACTGTCTCGTACATGCGACATCACAACGTTGCCGTAGCGTCTTAGGAACATATACTACTAAAGACACTTTTCTTTACACATTCGGACGCTCCCACGGGTTCATCTGCTCTGTCCCACAAACGTAATACCAGAGTTTTCCTATTTGCGAACAGAGCCGCCAATGGCAGTCCTTCCAGCACGCCTCGTAATGATGCTTCATTTCTGGGCTGGCGTTCTTCGCACAGAATTCAAAGGTTTCGCATCGCACTTGTAGTTCCATCACCTCGCAGAAAAGAGTCTTCAGTTTCTCCTTTGTAAGTTTCGGATGTTCCATTCTAAAGGTCCTTAAGGAAATCCTCCGGGATATTTTTCCGAGAAAGAGGTATATGAACGTCCTATCCCTCTTTGACGGTATCTCCTGTGCCCGCATGGCACTCCAGCGTGCTGGCGTGGATGTTGCGACATACTATGCGTCAGAGATTGAGCCAAACGCAATTAAGGTGGCGACGGCACGGCATCCTACCACAAAGCAACTGGGAAATGTGAAGGACTTGAAACTGGAGGAGTTACCTAGGATTGATCTGCTGGTGGGCGGAAGTCCGTGCCAAGATCTCAGTTCCGCCAAGCACGAGCGAAAGGGTCTGGAAGGTGATCGTTCGGGTCTGTTCTGGCAGTATGCGAAAATCAAGAAGGCTCTCAATCCTAAATGGTGGCTCTTGGAAAATGTCGCATCTATGCGTGTCTCGGACAGGGATAAGATTACGGCAGAGATGGGCGTACAGCCTGTAATGTTTGATGCTGCCCTGGTCTCCGCACAGAGTCGCAAACGCCTCTTCTGGACGAATATCCCGTTCACCCTCCCAGAAGACAGAGGCATAAAACTCAAGGACATCCTACTTAAGGACGTGCCAGAGAAATTGTGGTTCAAGGGAAAATACACGGCTACTAAAAGGGGGAAGCGTGATATCATTAGAGTGGGTCATGTTGGAGAGTCTACGGGTCAAGCGAATCGTGTCTATAGCCCTGATGGAAAATCTCAAGTCCTGCTTTCGGGTGGAGGAGGACTTGGAGCAAAAACGGGCTTGTATGAAATCTATGTCCCTGAGGGAAACTCTGAAGCACGCATACGGGTCGGGCATGATGTTCGTCGCAGACTCAAGGACGGTGTTCGGGCAGATTATGATACCAGCATTAAACCGATCCGTCGTATGGAAGTCCGCAACGATGATAAATGCGGGACGCTTACCACAGTCCAAAAGGATAATCATGTAGTGGATATTGTAGATAAACGTATCCGCAAACTTGATCCTGTTGAATGCGAACGCCTCCAAGGACTACCAGATGGCTACACAGAAGGCATAGCAGATAGCAATAGATACAAAGTGTGCGGAAATGCCTTTAATGTAGACGTTGTAGCACACATCCTCCGGGGAATGTCTTAATGGGAGGTTTTGGGACTTTTTGGACTTTCATTTTCAGCCAAAAAATATTTTTGAAGGAGACTCATTCAAAAATATTTATTTCTATAAAAACCGTCCTCCGAAATCAGCCATAACCTCCCGTTCTAACCTAGCCATCTCTTGATAGCCTCTTCAAAGTTCGCCTGCGGTGTGAATGCGAATGGACGCTTGGCTCGGACTGCTTTCATAGCATTCTTTCCACGCTTGGGCTTATGAAGTGCTAGAACCAATGCTGTAATTGCGGGTGATCGCTGGCGACCTTCTACACAATGGATAAGAACAGGTCCGTCCACCATCGCCTCCATTACCTGATTTGCCCACTCCGCACCCTTCTCCTTCATCACTGAAACATCCTCGGGCGAATCATCAAGAGCAAATCGCACTGTTGAAACGCCTGCTGATTTGGTTTCTGGCACGTTGCGGGTACAGTTGAAGACCTTATGGATGCGTGCCTTTCGCAAGAACTTCTTGTTTGCTGCGTCTTCCTTATTACCAAGGTAGAGGTTTCGCATGACGAGTGTTGGTCCGGGCTTACCTGATCCTTGGAGTCGTCGGGGGTCGTCCGCTGGGAAATTGTCGTTGAATTCTTTTAGAAGTTGTGTGCGAACCTCCTCATCGCCTTCCGCCGCCGCCACGGATGCCTCGTATGTCTTCAAGGCTTCTTGGTATTGCTTATCAGACATTTCGTTCTTTTGCTCTATTTCGTCTGCTTCCGCCGTGGTCTTGTTTATGTCCTCCAGCATCTTCTTGCGGGCTTCCTCATTCGCAATAGCGGTGGGACTGGCTTTGTAGACTGTTTCAGGTGTCGCATCTGTGCCCTTGTTTAGCAGTTCAGGTGCTTTCTCCTCCAAGGAGGCGATCCAATCCATCGCCGGTTGATACCATGCTAGGCTTGTGGTCGCATCATCGTCGTGAGCTTGGATTTCAGATAGAGTACCAAACTTCGCATCCGTGAATGCCATCAGGGCGTGGATCTTCGCACGCTTCACACGCTTATCTTTTGCGTTGGCTGCGAGATACTGCTCCAGGGCATCAGGAAGGTCTATGGTGAACATATCCTTTCCAATCTTCATCATCGCAGACTTTCGCACGGCATCACTGATTGAACCCTTCTTCTCTGTATCCGCCAGGATTGCTTGGACTCGTGCTTCCTTTTCATCATCAAGGGCGGCGGCGACCGGCTCAGGCTCTGGGTCTTCCTCTGGCTCAACTGCCTCAGACGGCTCATCGGGCGGATCTTCGCCACCCTTCCTGCGTCGTGGCTTGCCCTTGGCTGCTTTTTTCGTAAGGCTTGGTTCTGCCTTTGGTTTCGGGGTCAGTTGCTCCTCCTTTCTTTCATCCTTACGCACTAAACCTTCTTGTTCCGGATTTAGTTCTAGAGTTCCTTTTGTATTTACCATTAACCGTGCTAATTGCTGTTCCGGTTCTAGGGAAAAAAACTGTTTATTAGCCTTTTCATTTTGAGGAGTAGGGTTGGTTCGCATGGGAGATGTAGGTGATCTAGGCGAATCAGGTGGTGGTTCAGGTTCTTCCCTATGTCTACCCTCTTTGCGTGCCACATATATTTCTGCTTCTCTTTCTGTTGCGAAATGCTTCACATGTCTGTTTGCTTCTTTTACACTTCCATTCAAAAACTCCTTCCATTCACGTTCCGCATACACATCCCATCCTTTATTTACCCCTGGTGCTTGTTTCACCACCAACTTCACGCCACCCTTGCGACCCCTCCTTGGCTTACCTGCCGCCGCCAGCACCTCCGCAGGATCCAGGTTCTTTTCTAGTGTCGCTTGGGCTTCGTGGCGTGTTGCGGGTGGCTTCTTAGCATATTCGGCAGCCATGAGGGGTTTAATGATTGGTTCATACACCTTTTTGTAAAAACGACCTGTTTTCACGACTGGGTTTGTGCCAGGTATAGGGTCACCCGCAACGATGCGATCCATCGCAATCTTCTGTGCTCTTACATGTCCCGGATTTAGCGGTTCCCTATTGAGTCCCATAATGGTTGGCTTCATCTCATAGATTTCATCCGCAACGATTCTGTATCCTAGAGACCTGGCTGGATCACGATACGAATAGTAATGTGCCGCATCCCGCAATTGATCCTCCAACTGTCGTGCGGCGTATTCCTGTTGTGCTGCGGTTTTTCCTGGAACAAAGGGTGGAAGACGGTCAACCTTAAATTCACCCGAGCCTCTGACCTGTGCCTTAAAAGCGTTCATCAACGCAAGTGTGCCGGCAGGATCACGTTTCCAGTCTATCTCGTATTGCTTCAGCATCGCTAGTTCATCCGGCTTTGCGATATCAGGATTGCGATTGACGAACACGGATGTGTAATATTTGAGGATTTCATCCTTGGGCGGTGGGACCAGCAATGAGCCACCAAAGAAATCACGGATGTGTCGCTTCTTCTTACCTTGCCCTAATAGTCTTTGCGTATTATACTGATCCTCCAAAGCAGCCATGGTATTATCCTTCGCCAAAAAATAGACGGCGTCTACCTCTTTCGCATTCAGTCCATTCTTCTCCCTTAGTTGCTGTTTATAGGCTACGGGGATACGAGGATCCGACCAACCTGTAACGGGAGGATCAAGATCAAAATACTTCCGGACTTCCATCGCCACTTTCAAGAGTTCGCTCTTCTTCGCACCACCGCTCATACCACCAGTGGGTTCATCACCATAAAAACTGGTAGCAGACTCCGCTTCAGGCTGTGTTGGCTCATCCGCCACCCACGTGCCATCCGAATTATCATACCCTGGTTTCTGGGTCAACGTTTCCAAATCAAATCCTGGTGTAACCGCATAGAGTTTTCCAGAGTTCGCCATTTGCTGATTGTAAGCTTCAAGGGATAGATTTGGATATTCACCCGTCGCATACAAGAACTTATTGCCATTGTAGAAATCCGCCAGTTTC